TGTAAAAAATAACAATTTACGGAGTAGCGTATGATAATTGGTATATGCGGTTTAATCGGCAGTGGTAAAGGAACCGTTGCCGATATTTTAGTAGAAAATCATAACTTCCAAAAACTTAGTTTTGCTGACAAACTCAAAGATGGGGTTGCTAGTGTGTTTGACTGGGATAGAGATATGCTGGAAGGCGACACTGACAGGAGTCGTATATGGCGAGAAAAAGAAGACGAGTTTTGGTCAAATGAAACTGGCATGTCTGTTACTCCAAGATTAATACTACAACTATTTGGTACTGATTGTATGCGTAATGGATTCTATGACGGCATTTGGGTAAGTTTAGTAAAAAAGCAAATACTTGAAAATCCAGATACAAATTGGGTAATACCTGATGTACGTTTTCCTAACGAAATGCGTATGATTGATAATATACAAGGACAGGTATGGCAGGTTCGTAGAGGTGAATTACCATCATGGTTCTACTCTTATAGAGATGAAGGTATAAAACCCGAAGGTGTACATCCAAGTGAATGGGCATGGATTGAAAGTAATAGTAGTTTTGATCAAATTGTATGCAATGAATCAAGTTTAGAAGAATTACAAAAAAAGATTGAAAAAATCGTATAAAAAAGGTTGACAGTATGACATCTTGGTGCTATAGTGTATGTATAGTTAGAAACAAGGAGTTGATAGATGTTTAGAATCCCTAGCTTTTATGAGATGAATGTGACCTTTGATGATGCATGTCGTACAATTAAAAACTTTGGTAACGGTGACATGCTTGAAGGTATGGAAGCAATGAATCGTGCTTGGGAAGAACATTGTAAGTCCGATGCTGAAGATGATGATGTTTTCTTTGAGCATTTTGAATATGAAGTGAATGCTTTTAACAAAGTGTTCTCAAAAATGAAACCCTTATTTGTTTAAACCCTCAACCAAGAGGAGTCGGAGAAGATGGATTAGCATAACGTAACACCGCAAAAAGCACGAGTAGGTTCTCCCTTAAGAATTGAAAGTTATGGTGAAGCAAGGAGTTAAGGGGCTGGCTAGCTAAAAGTCCGGACTAGTCAGACTGACAGTGAAGCGACCACACTAAAAGCCCGGCACTTTTTTTAAACAAGGAGAACAAAATGGCATACACTTATCTACCAGTTGAAGTAAAATCAATTTCAAAAGCTGAATTTGAAGGTGTAAAAAATGCCTATGTCGAAGCTGAAAAAAATAAGCAAGAATGGATAATGCAAGCCTTGCAAAAAGTATTCGATGATGTTAAACTTGGTATAGTTAAGGTCTCTGCATAATGGGCGGAGATTTTGACCTTGCATGGGAAGTTTTAAAACCTCTCATTATTGGTGGCGTCACTGTTGGTGTGTTTCTAGCAGTAGTATTTGGCGCAATAAAAATTGGATGGAAGTATGCACCTTGGATAGTTGTTGGTGCATTGTTAATATGGTTTTTTGGATAGGAGTAAGTTATGATTACACCCGAAACACTTGAAGTTGGTAAAGGATATGAATGCACCTTTACAGTAAAAAATATTCCACTGGATACATTTGGTCGTCCGGGAGGTATGTACAGTTTAGCAGACATACCAGTTGAGAAAATTGGAGATTATACAAGCACTGGAGCCATTGTTGCTCGTGACTTGAACACCAAACTTATGGAAGTTGAAGATTCCAAAGTAGATGGTAAACCAAAAACTTATGTTGTAAAATTTGCAGATGTGGAGAATATAAATGAAGTATGATGATAGACATGGCGGTCCATATGACCGAGGTGGGGCAGACAGCTACTACCGAAGAGGTTTCCAACCACACTATTATACAGGCGCTAGTATGCAGAGCGATTGTATCCCAATGGAAATGATGACACCAGCTGAGATCACTGCATATACCAAAGGGTATAATGACAATGAAGATGCTGGAGATTTTAAAGATTGGGGATAAAAAAGGTTGACAACGAATTTATGTGGTGCTATACTGCATGAATAACTTAGGGAAACACCTTAAGTTGATTTTAAAAAACTGGAGGCAATAATGGCTTTTACTACAATTAAAACTAACCAGAAGACTTTCCTAGAAACTTATCTACGAGGTACTGGTAAAACTTTGACTGCGAAAGACGCAAATGCAAGGTTTGGCATTCAGCAACTTCCTGCTAGAATGAGCGAAATGAAATCAGCTGGACTTAACGTCAAGACTGATATTGCTACAACAGGCGCAACACGATATAGCATTACTGCTCGTGATGTAAATGGTAGCAGAGCAAAGATGTTTGCTTAATAACCAAATATCCCCCCTCAAAATAGGACCTTCGGGTCCTATTTTTTTTGACTAATTCATTAACTACTAGGTTAACTCTCATAACCACCCTGATATATAGTGGTCCAGGTAAATACTACTAGAAGCAAATACTTTTATAAGGAGAAAGACATGGCAGTATTAGTATCCCCTGGTGTAAATGTATCAGTAGTAGATGAAAGTGCATACGGTGCTCCGGGCGCCGGTACAGTACCACTACTAATGGTTGCAACACGTCAGGACAAAACAGATCCTACAGGAAGTGAAGCTGACGGAATTGCAAAGTTCACCAAAAGTGCTCAAGCTGGCAAAGTTGTTAAAGTAACAAGTCAGAGAGAATTAACACAATTTTTTGGTAACCCAACATTTACCACAAGCGGATCTAGTGTAGTACAAGGTAGTGAGACCAGTGAATATGGTCTTATGGCGGCATATAGTTATCTTGGACAAGGTAGCCAAGCATTTGTCGTTAGAGCAGACTTAAATTTAGGTCAATTAGAAGCAAGTACAACCGCACCAGTTGCGAGTTATAGTACAGCAAATACATTATGGTTAGATACAGATGCTAGTAAATTTGGTATCCATCAATACGATAATGCTTCTAGTAAGTGGGTTAACAAAATTCCAGCAGTTGAAGTTAACGTAGATGACGGTACAGACGTTGTAGGTGATGTACATACACCAGCTACAGCCGCAAGTGCCACAACAAACGGAACATTCCTAGTTGTAGTACATGTTGATAATGAAGTATCAACAAGTCCAGCAAGACAAATGAGTATTGAATACTTTTATGGTGTAGGTGGCGCATGGGAAATACTAGACAGTGATGCCGCACTAAGTGGTGGTGAAGCTGTAACATATGACGAACATTATAGTGCTCCAGCAGGTCCTGCTAATAACGATATTTGGGTTAAGACCACAAGACCAGGTAATGGTTTGAATCTAGCATTAAGTTTACATGACGGTACTTCATTTGTAGGTGCAACAGTACAAGGTATTAGTACTACTCAAGCAGATGGTGCTGGCGCTATTACAGACTTTGTTCCACAAGATGGATCAAGTGTAACTGCATTAGCAACTGGTACAGCCGTAGTAGGTCAATACTTGTTAGACCAACAAGCAAATACCAAAGCTACTATTATTCTTAGAGAAATTATCACAGGCGGTATAGTTGGCGATTTAAGTGCAACTACAGTGTTAGCACAAGATGCAACACCGACTGCTACAGTAGCAAGTGGCACTTACTGGTTTGATAACACAATCAACAGTTTGGATCTATACAAAGTAGCAGGTGGTGCATATGCACCCACTAGTGCAACATATTCATCAACAGAACCAACAGGTGCAAGTGCAGGAGATGTATGGGTAGATACAACATTAGCCGCTGAAAACCAAGCTAACGAAAGAGCATATCCAAAACTTTATGTAAGAAACACAGGTAACACTGCTTGGGTATTACATGATAACACAGACCAAACAACCAATACAGGTGTATTGTTTGCAGATATCGATGATACAGCAGGTGGCGGCGCACCAATTGCAGGCGCACCAAATGCGGCAGTTTATCCAGCAGGTATGTTAGTTGTAAACATGGCACAAAGTAAAAATACAGTTCGTGCTTGGAATGGTACAGCTTGGAGAAATGGTTCAGGTAATCATGCAGATGGTAGCGGACGTTTTGGCAGATATGCACAACGTGGTGTTATTGCAACTGCAATGCAAGCGGCTATTACTGGTACAGATCTCAGAGATCCACAGTACAAGTACAGCTTAATTGCTTCACCAAACTATCCAGAACTAGTTGACGAAATGGTTACACTAAACAGTGATAGAGGTGAGACAGCATTTATTGTTATTGATTCACCAATGCGTAAGAATCCAACAGATGTTATTACTTGGGTAAACAACAGTAACAGTGCAAGTGAAAACGGCGAAGATGGACTAGTAACTAAAAACACATACAGTGCAGTTTACTATCCAGCAGGACAAACTACAGAACCATTAAATGGTGCGACTGTAACTGTTCCTCCAAGTCATATGGCACTATACACTATTGCTTACAACGACAACATTAGTTTCCAATGGTTTGCTCCAGCAGGAACTACAAGAGGTGTTGTACAAAACGCAAGTGCAGTTGGACATTTGACTACAGAAGGTGAATTTAAAGCAATTAGCCTTACACAAGGACAACGTGATGCAATGTATACAGCAAAGCTGAATCCAATTACAACATTTCCTGGACAAGGTACAATAGTATTTGGACAGAAAACTCTACATCCTAGTACTAGTAGTTTGGACAGAGTTAATGTTGCACGTTTGGTTGCTTATCTCAGAGAAAGATTTGATGAGATTGCTCGTCCGTTCTTGTTTGAAATCAATGATGCACAAACTAGAGCTAGAGCAAAAGTTGTATTTGAAAGATTCCTTGCAGACATTCTAAGTAGACGAGGACTTAACGACTTTGCAGTGGTTTGTGATGAAACAAACAATACGCCAGCAAGAATTGATCGTAATGAATTTTATGTTGATGTTGCTATTGAACCAGCAAAAGCGGCAGAATTTATCTACGTTCCAATTAGATTGGTTAACACAGGCACACTAAACTCAACAAACTAATAAAAATTAACTGAATACTTAATGGACTGCTTCGTGTGGTCCATTTTTTTTGGCGGTTTTTAATAAATACAATTAGCCGGTATTATGAGGAGATCGAAATGGCAGTTATTACAACATTAGGGGTTCCAGACAATTCAGGAAACACCACAACAATCATGCCCAAACTACAGTATCGTTTTAGAGTGACGTTCGTAGGTGAAGGGTTCACCGCTACTCCTACTAGAAGTGTTATTAGTACAACAAGACCCGCATTGACACACGATGAAATTCCGTTAGATGCATACAACTCAAGAATTTACCTTGCAGGTAAGCATACTTGGGACACAGTGTCTGTTGTATTAAGAGATGATGTAGACAGCGTAGTGCTAAGAGAATTAAACAATCAATTGAATAGACAAGTTGATCACGCTAACCAAAGTGGTCCAAGAGCAGGTGCAAGCTATAAGTTCCAAACCATTATGGAAACATTAGATGGCGCAAGTCCAACACCAGGAGTATTGGATAAGTTTGAACTAGCAGGATGTTACATTGCAAATATTAGCTATGGCGACATGGCATATGCTAGCAGTGATCAAGTACAGGTAACAGTAGGTATAAGATACGACAACGCAGAAATTTTTGATGCCGCAGGTAATGCAACACTAACAGGCGCTGATCAGGATCAGACAGTAAGTAACGCAACTGGCGGTGGTACACAGGCTTAACTAAGGTAGCATAAATGGGATTAACTAGTAATACCGGCCCATATAACGCCGCCGCAGAGCATTTCGGAGCAGATGATCCAGTAATGGTCAAAACTCCGAGACTGTCGTACAATTTTAGCATACAATTCTTACTTAATGAAAACGTAGCTATGGAAGACGATAGCTTTGGCAGAAACTTTACATTTAACAGAGTAGTAAGTGTAACAATGCCAGACTTTGACTACGGCTTGATGCCAGTTAATCAATACAACAGAATAAGACAAGTACCAACGAGAATGACTCCTGGTCCTATGAATGTTGTATTTTATGATACCAAAGACAATCAATTTCAAACACTATTAAAAGCATACGGTAATCATTACTTCCAAGGACACGAAATGGGAAGTGGTAATTTTAACGGATACAATACGTTAGATGAACAGTTTAGTTCAGGTGCAGGACATGAATTTGGCGCCAAAACTATACCAGCAAATGCTAGACACTTTTTTGAAGAAATAAGAATACATAACAAAGATACTGCCCAAGGTGGCAGAACAACTACATTGTTTAACTGTATGGTTACACAAATACAACACACTACATTTGATTACGCATCTAGCGGTACTTCTAGTTACACTGCACAATTTCAGCCTGAGCATGTAAACATAGGTAATCTTGGAGAAGAGTTTATTAATGAAACACAAGCTACAAGACAAGGACTACTTAGTGATATTGCAAGCAAAGTATCAAGTAGACCAGGACTTGCATTAGGAGCCGCGGCACTAGCATTATCTCAGACTCAAACTGGACAGAGAGTGTTCAACGGTGTATACAATCAAGCAAAAGAATCACTTAGAAATATAGGTGGTAAAACTTTTGTTGTGCCAAATAACCCACCGCCTGGTGTAGCTGGCGGGGCTATCGAAGGAATGTTGCCCGAAGAATAGTATCGATAAATACTACTAGAATGGCAAATAAATTTCAACAGGGTATATATGAAGTCAGAAATCCACGTAAGTATGTAGGCAAACATCGCCCAAAATATCGTAGTGGGTGGGAATTAAAGTTTATGCGTTTATTAGATACACACCCTAATATACTTGCATGGGCTAGCGAAAGTCATCGTATACCATATAGAAATCCAGCTACTGGTAAGAACACACATTATGTTCCAGATTTTTTTATAGTATATGAAGATAAGGACAAAGCTAGAAAAGCTGAATTTATAGAAATTAAACCTGCAGGACAAACACTAGCACATGCTAAGAGTCCAATGCAAAAAGCGGCGGCTATTGTAAATGAAGCAAAGTGGCAAGCCGCAAAAGTATTTGCACAAAGACAGGGAGTTGGATTTAGAGTACTCACTGAAAATGAATTATTCAACCAACCTAAGAAAAGGAAACGCAAATGAATTTAACAGATATGGTAGTTTTAGTAGTTTCATTATGGGGACAAACGTCTTCAGGAGAATGGCAGTACATTGGTAATCAATATGTACAGCAACAACCAATGACTTTAACAGAATGTAGTGAGTTCATTGCTGGACAAAACTGGGGAAAATATGAAAAAAATCCTTATTACAAAATTCAACTCGCATGTTATCATACTGGAGATAAACCATGACTAATAAAATAGAAGATGTATTTAATCTGCCACCAGCAAATGAACAAATAGATGAGCCTATCAAACAGGAAGAGACTGGATTGGATATTGCACAACTACAACAACAATTAGATGTAGCAGATAAAATTGATGCCGCATTGCCAATGGTAAGAGATTTAGAACAACTAGATGCTGACATGGACAAGTATGCTGATAAAGCAATGCATGCCTTTCAGGACCTTATGGATCTAGGACAAAATGTTGAAGATAGACATGCCGCGGCTGTATTTGATACAGCAAGTAAGATGATGACCAATGCTATTACAGCTAAAACAGCAAAAATGGACAAAAAACTAAAAATGGTTCAACTACAACTGCAAAAAGCTAAATTTGATGCACAAGAAGCCAAAGCAAAAGGTGGCGATGATACTATACAAGGCGAAGCAGAAGAGTTTGAGGATCGTAACAGTTTGATTAATGCAGTAATAGATAAAATGTCAAAGAAATGAACAACCCAGCACATTACAAATGGAGAGGCCTAGCCCCTACCTCCAAAATGGATAAAATTACTTTTTTAAAATATGATGATCACACAGGTACCAATATAGGACTACCGCCAGTTTCTGATCATATACATTATAGACGTTCTAATTTAGATAATGCACCCGATGCAGGCATTAATAGTAAAACATGGCAAGACTGTTTTATTCCTATTGGATGTGATGACCTTGTAGAATACAAATACTTAGATGATATACCACCAGGTCAAAAATATGTAGTATATCTAAACTGGTATGAAAGCATTTGTGACGAACGTTTCAGCCCAGTTTTTTCATTTTACCATACAGGAAAACGTAATGAATTTCCGATGCCCGCTCGAATCTGGGAAGATAGTTATAAAAGGTTAGTGCATTGGGTAATTGATTGGGGCGATGAATCTATGCTATTAGATCCAAGTTTTGGATATGATGTTAACAAATTTAGATATACGTTTAACATTACTAACTCTCAGGATTTAACATTACTAACTGCCGCTCAAGGAAGCGGAGTGAAAGAGATAGCTAAAAAACATGGATATAATTGTGTTACATCATACGAATTAAACCACCTGCTTGCCGCACAGACTTCTTATACTGCTGGAGAAAAGCAAAAATTACACATAGCACAAAAAGTAAAAGATATAACAAACAAGAAAGTACTTGATCACAAATCTCTTTGCTATAACAGACTACCCAGACTGAATAGATTTTTAACAGTGGCATTTATACAACAACAAAGATTTGAAGAAGAATGTTTACATAGTTTGGGAAAACTAGACTTGAATCCAGCTATGGGAGATAGTGAAGAAGAAAAACAACTACTTTCTAAAGTAGCTGATAAAAAACTAGTAAATTACTATCAAAAATTACGAGAATACAACAAGGACATATTACCACATATTGAGGAACCCGATGTAGATCTATCTATTAATCAAGCTAATGTAATATGTTATGAGCATGGATTAAAATCTTACTTTCAGATTGTAACTGAAACATGGCATTATGGGTGTGAATGGTCTTTTATAACTGAAAAATCCTACAAGCCGTTTTTTCAGTTTCAACCTTTTGTGTCAATTGGATGTTATCAAAATATTGAAACACTTAGAAATATGGGGTTTGAAATGTTTGACGAATGGATTGACCATAGTTATGATAACGAAGTTGATCCAATTAAAAGATGGGAAATGGGGCTTGCTGAATTTAAAAGACTTCAAAATTTAACTTTAGGTCAACTAAACAATATGTTATATGATATGTTACCACAATTATTACATAACGCAGACTTAGTTTCTAGATTACCAACTAAGAATGTAAGAGCTAATCTGTTCCATATATTGCTACAGTTTTGCACTAGAATAAATAATTAAATTGCATAAATAACTATAACGAAGGATATATCGCGATGAAAAGTTTAAAACAATATCTAGCAGAATCTGAGAAAAGCTACAAGTTTAGACTTCGTAGTCTCAGTGAAATCTCAGATGATCATATGGATCGAATCGAGTCTCATATGAAAAAGTACAATATGGAAAGCATGAGTGCTTGTAAAAAAACAATTATGCAAAGTAAACCCAGAGGATTTGGTGACGTAGGTCCAAATGAAGTTTTTATTTGCGATATGGAACTAAAACTTCCAGCAACTCCTAATGCACTACAAGAAGAAATTGCAAGAATTTGTGGTTGCAATGAGGGAAGTATTATAGTAAACAATATGAATGAATCAGAAGAACTTTGGAATGATGAAATCAAAGATGAGGACGAAGAACCAAAGAGCGTACTAGCCGACGCAGATTACAGTGACGCTGAAAAAGTAGATCACAGTGAAAATTATGGTAACGAGTTTGTAGATAAGTTTGTTAAAGCTCAACCAAAAGGCGAATTGAATACAGAATATAAGGTGTAACGACAATGGATTTAAATGACTTATACAAACTAGCAGGAATTCCCAGAGACGATGCACCTGCAATAGAACCACAACCAGTGGAACAACCAGTAGCTGAACAACCAATGGACGGCAGAGACGATATGAAAGCAATGATTGCTTTGGTAACTCCAGAACAGCTGAATCAACTAGTTGGAGATACTCCAGTTGAAGAAGAAGGTTTTGCTAATAGCGGAGACGAGTATGCTGGTGAACCAGAAGCATACAACGGCACACTAGGTAGCCCAGCAGATTTAAGTTTGCGTAGATACTTAGGAGCCAACGGCGAGCATGTAACTGTAGACGAAACAAAAGTGTATGAAGATCACAAAGTAGAAGATATTACTGAAGCATGGCAAGCATACAAATTAACTGAAAGACCATCAGACCAATCACGCAGAGGTACAACACCACCGGATGCGATTGGCAAACCAGGTAATAGAGGTTTTACTCCAGGCGTACAAGAGCCAGAAACAAGATTAAAAAATGATAGAGGTTATGATCCAATGGGCGGTCAAGAACCAGCAGATAGATTAAAAAATGACAGAGGTTTTGATCCAATGGGTGATCAAGTACCAGCGGATAGATTAAAAGGTGATAGAGGCTTTACACCAGGTGTACAAGAGCCAGAATTAGATATTGGCATTGAGCCGGTAAGACCTTTACCAACTCCAGAAGATCCAATGGGCGGTATGGGAGAACCTGGCGGACCAGCAAATCCACCAGCAGGTACAAGACCACCAGATGCAATAGGTCCAACACCTACACCAGCAGATCCACCCGCAGGAACAAGACCACCAGATGCAATAGGTCCAACACCTACACCTCCTGCTTCAGGAACAAGACCACCAGATGCAATAGGTCCAACACCTACTGATCCAGCTACTCCAGGTGGTGGACCAGAAAAGCCAAGTGATATATCACCTAAACCATCAAAAGTTCCTTTTCTCACACCACAAATGAGAGCAGACGCTGAAGCTTATGCTGATAGAGATGGCTTACCATTAGATCAATTAGGTACACTAGTACCAGGTACAGTTGGCGGAATTCCAACAACACTAGAAGTTGATCCAAACTCAGGTGTTGTTATTGACACGAAAACCGGTGATGTTATTGGCGGAGATGATGCTGATGCGGCTAGAGGAGCCGCTAAAGGAAGATCTCCTGGACTAGGCGAATCAGACATTGACGAAAATGCTTTCAATCAAGCGGCTGCCGCGGCAGTTCGTGCAGGTAAAGATAGTTTTGAGTTTGGTGGTAAAACACACAAAACTACAATGAAAAAAGATACTGCACAGAAATTAGCTGACGACATCGATTCACTAAAACAGTTAGCAGGACTACCAGTTGCTGAAGGTGGGATGAAACAAGCCGACATTGAAGTACAAGAAAATGAATCAATCAATGACCTTAGAAAGCTAGCAGGATTATAAACAATGCCAACATCACAAGAAATGAGAGTAGACAATACGTTTAATGGTGCAATGGATCAAATCAATCGATTGCAAAAAGTTTTCCGTGATGATGGCGGACTTGCTAAAGCAGTAGTTGACGTTGGCGGTAGTCAAGACTTTGGTGCTATACAAGAAGCATTTGACAACTTGTATGGTGCATTAGAAGATGCACACTATGATGCAATGGGTAGTGTTGAAGTAGAAGCAGTAAAACAAAAACTAGGTATGACCGAAGATCCTAGCAAGCCAAAGTTTCCAATAGAAATAGAACTAGCTGGTGACAGCATTTGGGATAGAGATGAACCTAATCCAAAAACTGTTACTGTTACAGACTATAAATTTGAAAAAGACGAAGAAGGTTATGTAAGCCTATATGTTATGCACAATGGTCCTTGGACAATTTACACAGACAGTGGATTTGAAAAAGAAATGAGTGAAATAGTTGGTATGGATCTTTCATTTAGCGAACAAGGCATGCAAGATGATGGTGTAGCTCATTTAGAAGGCGGCACTAACATGGAATCAGTTGCAGAAACAGAAGAACTAACTAGATTAAAAAAACTGATTGGCACTGACACAATTAGAGAAATGAAACAGTAAAATGCGAATGTCTGAATTATTTGAAGATCCAAATGATCCAAAGGACACTCCAAAACTTAGACCAGCTGGATGGGCGCCTAAGAAAAAAGGTATGGATGACTTTGAGCCTAACACACCTTTTGCTTATGGAACAAAGCATAAGATGCAACAGAGAATGAATGCAACTCGGCAAAAAGCTAAAGATGCTGGCTTTGTAAAACCAGACGGTAGTGCTAATACTAGAGCATATCATCAAGACAAAAATGATCGAGAACGAGCGGCGGCTCAAAAAGCAGACCGTGAGTATAGAAAAAAATATCCTACAGGTAACTGGACAAGAAATGATACAGGCGACGATACTGGAAATCTTGGTGTAACTACAAGAGAATTAGTACCGCCACCTAAACAAGTTCATCCAGATGATCGAATAAAACAAAATGCCTGGGTTGGCAATGTAATGAATCAACGTGCTAAAACTGCAAAAGCCCGCCACAACCTAAAGAAAAGCGGCCCAATATCATAGTCACATAAGTACTACTATAATGAGTGTAGATACAAATTTAATCAAAAGCCCGTACAAACGTGAGAAGTTCAATCAACAACAAATTGAAGAGATCGTTAAGTGTACACAAGATCCTCAATATTTTATTGAGAACTTTGTATGGATACAGCATCCAGTCAAAGGCAGATTGAAGTTTGACTTGTTTGACTTTCAACGTGGATTGTTAGATGCTTATCATAGTCACAGATACAGTATAGCACTTATCAGTAGACAAATGGGCAAGTCGACAGCGGCTGGCGCATATTTGTTATGGTATGCAATGTATGTACCTGACCAAACTATTCTTATTGCGGCACACAAATACAGCGGTGCCCAAGAGATTATGCAACGTATTAGATTTGCATATGAACTATTACCAGACCATGTAAGAGCAGGTTGTACAGCATACAACAAAGGGTCACTCGAATTTGATAATGGTAGCCGTATTATTGCACAAGCCACAACAGAAAACACAGGACGTGGTTTGAGTATTTCGCTAGCATACTTGGACGAGTTTGCATTTGTGAGACCTAGTATTGCCCGTGAGTTTTGGACCAGTTTGTCACCAACACTTAGTACAGGTGGTAAGTGTATTATTACAAGTACGCCAAATCAAGACGACGATCAATTTGCACAAATTTGGCGTGCCGCATGTAATACAATAGATGAGTTTGGAAATGAAAAAGAAACAGGTAAAAACGGATTTAAGAGTTACAGTGCAGATTGGAAGCAACACCCTGATAGAGACCAATCCTGGGCAGATGAAGAAGAAGGTAAAATAGGTGAAGAACGCTTTCGCAGAGAACACCTTAATGAATTTATTGCATATGACGAAACACTAATCAGCAGTTTAAAACTTGCTGTAATGGAGAGTAGAGATGTATACAAACGCACAGGGCAAGTACGTTGGTACAAAAATATTGTAAAAGGTAAAACATATGTTGCTGGTTTAGATCCAAGTTTAGGTACAGGCGGTGATAACAGTGCTATACAAATATATGAATTACCAGGTATGAAACAGGTAGCAGAATGGATGCACAACAAAACTAGTATTACAGAACAAATACGAATACTGAGACAAATGCTATTAGAAATACAAGAACAAGCACCCGACAGTGAAATATATTGGAGTGTGGAAAACAATACACTAGGAGAAGCCGCACTAGTTGTAATAAATGAAATGGGTGAAGACAATATACCAGGACAGTTTATAAGTCAACCTCGCAGTGCTAATAGAGCTTTCAGAAAAGGCTTTACTACTACAAACAAAAGCAAACTGGCGGCATGTAGTAAACTTAAAACATGGGTCGAAACAGATAGAATGGAAATTGCCAGCAGTGCATTGTTAAGAGAGATCAAAACATTTATTGCTAGAGGTAGCAGTTTTAGTGCAAAAGAAGGTGAAACAGATGACTTAGTAATGGCATGTGTACTGGTAGTACGCATTGCACAACAGGTAGCACAGTATGATGAAAATGCATATGATGAACTAAAAGATAGTTTCTCAGATGAAGAGTCAGTTGACCCCATGCCATTTGTGTTTCTAACATAAATACATTAAAGGAACTTTAGTATGATTACAAGCGACAGAATTGCACAAGATGTTTTTAATATTCTTAAAGGCAACGGGTATAATATTAAAATTTTTACCGATGAAGGTGAAAATACAGTTGATCCGCAATCCGCTAGACGTTTTTATATTCCTAACTTAGGTAGTATGATTAACCTAGATGAGACTGATGCAAAAAGAGAATTAAGAGTAAGTGTCAATCAAAACACCGACGTTAGTGAATTTAAAGATACACTAGCACTACTTAAAAATCTAGCTAATCGATATGTTGTTGAATATACACTAAAAAGTTTTACTAAAGCAATAGAACCAAAAGACCAAGATTACCAAGCACAGAAAGTAAGAGATATGAAACAAGATGTATCAGAAGGCATTGGCGCCGCATATGGTAGTAGCAAGAGCAGTTACCAGCAGTTAGAAAATGCTAAACTAATCATTAAACATACAAAGGCAGTTAACGAAGAATCACGTGGCAGTAGAAGCAGGAATATTAGTGCTATCTATATTGAAAATGCAGAAGGTGAACGTTACAAGATGCCAACAAACAACTTAGCAGGCGGCAGAGCTATGCTACGTCATGTTAAAGAAGGTGGCGCACCATATGACGAGTTTGGTACACATATTCAAGAACAGTGCAATGAACTCAATAAACTAAAAGAATTTAAAAAGTACAGTCTTCGTAACAGCTTGGTAAACGAAGATACAGCAGATATTGTAGAAGCGGTTTCTAATCGCATTGTTAATATCAGAGAAAAAATGAACAAACTTAAAGGCAGTAAATGCTATAGAGAAACAAAAGAAAAGTTTGAAAGTAAAGAAGTTAAGATCAATGAAACAGATCGTAATAAACTTCGTAGTCAGTTTACAGTACGCTCATTTGATGAAAGTTTAGATGAAGCACTACCGTATGTAAATGCATTAGTCAAAGAGATGAAAGCACTCAAAGAGGCTGATGACTTTGCAAAAGAGACCATGGATAGTCTTGTAGATACTATAGCTAAAATGAATACAGTATCACTACGCAAGGGTATCAATGTAAAATCTGATCCTGAGAATCCAATGAACTTGAAAAGTTTTGGAAACATGCCTAAGGAAAATCAGATTGCAGTAGTTATGGAATACTTAGGTAACTCCATTGACTATGCAAAGAAAGGTGAGGATCAGTTAAGTCAGTTGCTAACTAGAATGAGCGATGAAATGGAACGTGTCAAAGACAAAGCCATTATGATGTCAGGAGTACAAGCGATTAACTCCCTATTCAAAAAGCTCACAGCTACAGCAAGTGAAGACACAGATGTTAAGACGGATTGGGAGGAAACATTCGAAAGTAATTTTAATAATTACGATTTTAATAAACTTTTTAGTTGACAACCAACTTTAGATAACATATACTAATGACTATATAAGTAGTCATGAGGCATACTTAGGCAACAGTTGCATTACGCAACACACATAGGCAAAAATTTAGGAGAAAAACTATGGCAACATTGGCAGAAATTCGTGCAAAATTGCAAGAGCAAGAAACAAGTGGCGGACGTGGTTCGCAATCAGGTGGCGACAACGCTATCTTCCCTTTTTGGAATATCCCAGAAAACTCAACAAGTGTACTTCGCTTCTTACCAGATGGTGATGCGAGCAATACTTACTTTTGGCGTGAACGTCAAATGATCCGTTTAGGATTTTCAGGTGTAAAAGGCGATAGTAATAGTCGTGCAGTTACAGTGAACGTTCCATGTAACGAAATGTGGGGACCGACAGGATCATGTCCTGTACTAGCTGAGGTACGTCCTTGGTTTAAAGATCCTGCACTAGAAGACATGGGTCGTAAGTATTGGAAGAAACGTTCATACGTTTTCCAAGGCTTTGTAGCTGAAAGCAGTCTACAAGAAGACACTACACCAGACAATCCAATTCGTAGGTTTGTTATTAATCCAAGCATTTTTAATATTATTAAAGGCGCACTTATGGATAGTGACTTTACTGAACTTCCAACAGATACTGAACAAGGTACTGACTTCCGTCTTACTAAGACAACTAAAGGACAGTATGCTGACTACAGTACTAGTAGTTGGGCACGAAGAGAACGTAGCTTAGATAGCAACGAACGTGCGGCAATTGATGCTCACGGGTTGTTTAATCTTAATGATTATCTTCCTAAGCAACCAAACGATGAAGAACTTCGTGTTATTGGTGAAATGTTTGAAGCTAGTGTAAATGGTGAAATGTATGATCCAGCACGTTGGGGTAATTTTTATCGCCCAGCTGGTGTACAAATCGACACTAGTAATAGTGCTCCAAAGGCAGAAAGTGCAACAGCAACACCTGCTCCGGCACCTGAGCCAACACCACAACCTGCTCCAGTAGCAGAAGCGGCACCTGCTCCAGTTACTCCACCTGAAAAACAGGAACAAGTAGCGGCGGCAGTAGCGGCAACGGCTCCGGCTGAAGGCGGTGCAAAACCTAATGCCCAAGACATATTAGCGGCAATTAGAAATCGTAGCAACTAATTGAAAAAATAATATAGTAGGCGGCATTATGTCGCCTACAGTGGCTTTATGGAGAAATTAATGGCAAAACCTTTTGATGTAAGTAAATTCCGCAAAAGTATTACCAAAGCGGTGCCCGGACTAAGTGTCGGGTTTAATGATCCGGATACATGGATCAGTACAGGTAATTACACACTAAACAAACTAATCAGTGGAGAATTTGAAAAAGGCATTCCACTGGGTAAGGTAACTGTACTTGCAGGAGAATCCGGAGCAGGTAAAAGTTACATAGCCGCAGGTAACGTAATTAAAGCGGCACAGGATCAAGGTATTTTTGTTGTACTAATTGACAGCGAAAATGCACTAGATGCAAAATGGCTACATGCACTAGATGTAGACACAAGTGATGAAAAATTACTTAAACTTAATATGAGTATGATTGATGATGTCGCTAGAACTATTAGTGATTTTATGAAAGACTACAAAGCAGAATATACAGACAAGGAACATGACGAGCGTCCTAAAGTATTATTTGTCGTAGACAGTTTAGGTATGCTACTAACACCAACAGATGTTGATCAGTTTCAAAAAGGTGATATGAAAGGTGATATGGGTCGTAAGCCCAAAGCACTAACATCGCTTGTTAGGAACACAGTTAACATGTTCGGTGAATTTAACGTAGGACTACTAGCAACTAACCATACATATGCATCGCAGGATATGTTTGACCCCGATGACAAGATCAGTGGTGGACAAGGCTTTATCTATGCATCAAGTATTGTTATTGCTATGCGTAAACTTAAACTAAAAGTAGACGCAGAAGGTAACAAAACATCACAAGTACATGGTATTAGAGCGGCGTGTAAAGTAATGAAAACACGTTATGCTAAACCTTTTGAAAGTGTACAGGTTGAAATTCCTTATGAGACAGGTATGAGTCCGTATAGTGGATTAGTTGAGTTTTTTGAAGCAAAAGAAGTTCTTAAGAAAAGTGGTAACAGTTTAGAATACACTAGCCCAACTACAGGTGAAGTAATCAAAATGTTTCGCAAGCCTTGGAACTTGAACAAAGATAATGCTTTGGATCTCATTATGAAAGAATGGAACGACGAAGTGGTCGATGCTGTTCAAGAAGAGCTAAATATCCAGGACGAGCAACAAGATATCTTACCTGAGGAAGAACCTATACATGAAGATGGATGATGAAGAAATAGCCGCATACGTTGATATGTGGCTATCTTTAAAACCTTATATTAACGCCAAAGACAAAGAACTGGCATGCGAAAAGTTTCTAGCAGTAATTAATGAAAACATTGCTGATTTGAGCGAAGTATGCGACGAATGGTTTGGGCACGATTCAACACTTGACAGAGTAATAAGAGATTGTTATTATGAAGATGCATATGACGATATTGATGAAGACTCTGATGAATATGATGATTGGTAAATGACCTGGTATAGTAAAGTAAGGCAGAATATAGCTAATATAGTTCCTGCAATTGAATACTTCGAAAAACAACTAGATGAAGCAAGATTAGATTGCGGACTCAAAGGCAATGTGGAAAAACATTCACGTGACATGCCGGGTATAGTTGAGTATCGTTTTAATCAATTGCAGGAACTTGAAGCTATCTTAGAATACTTGAATATTGAAATGCGTAAAATACGCAACAAACATTATCGCAAGTATTTGGAAGGATATAACAAAGCACTCTCAAGTAGAGATGCTGAAAAGTATGCTGATGGTGAAAGTGAAGTAATTGACCAGCAACATATTATTAATGAAGTTGCATTGATCCGTAATAAGTTCATGGGATTAATAAAAGCAATAGATGCAAAGCAATTTCAAATAAACAATATTGTAAAGCTGAGAGCGGCTGGATTAGAGGATGTAAGTTTGTGATGGAAAGTGATTATAATTTAAATATTGAACTAATCTTTCCTACTGCAATAGGTATTGTAGATAACGATAATTTTGATGATCATTCAGCAATATTGGATCTTGAATACAGCGTTACAGAAAATTCATTTGGTCAGTTTGAAACGTCAACAGATTCATATGTATTAGATAACCATGTACCTAATTTAAGAAATTGGATACAACAGCAATTAGACAATTATTCACAGTATGCATTGTCAACTCATCAAAAATTAAAACTTACACAAAGCTGGTGTTTAAAACATAATGATGTAAAGCAGGAAGTATTTCCGCATTCACATCCTAATAGTATTATCAGTGGTGCTTATTATGTAGCGGCTGACGAAGATAGTGGTGACTTAACATTTCACAGGTCAAACATTAATCAGTCTCCTAGCGTTACTTGGGAAATGGACCCAGAGATGATAGCAACATCACCATGGAATTTTCATTGGAAGAAAGTTGCAAGTAAGCAAGGACGCTTGGTACTGTTCCCTTCACAACTTATGCATTCTGTTGATGGGCAAAAGCCTATCGATGGAACAAGATGTGTTTTAAGTTTTAATACATGGTTTGAAGGCGGCATCGGAGAAGTTAGTAAATTAAGTAGGTTAGGACCATTATGATAGTTACAATAGCAAGTGACCACGGAGGTTACAAAGTAAAAGAAGCAATCATTGAATGGTTGACAGATCAAGGACACAACGTTAGAGACTGGGGTTGTGATAGTGAAGAAAGTTGCGACTATCCGGACTTTGCCAAAGGTGTATGTGAACTTGTAGCCAGTGGAGGTGCAAATTTTGGTATCCTTGTTTGTGGTACAGGTATTGGTATGAGTATGGCGGCTAATAGAAATCCAAAGATTCGTGCAGGACTATGTAAAGACACACATACTGCAATGCTCACTAGACAACACAATGATGCAAATGTATTGTGTTTGGGTGCAAGAGTAACTGAGCCAGCGTGGATTATTAATATAGTTGATACCTTTCTTTCAACAGAATTTGAAGGAGGAAGACACGTTGCACGACTGGAGAAGATGGCGTAAAGATCGACGATTGTATTGGTTAAGAAAGATCAAACAATCTAAAGGATGTGAATATTGTGGATTTGATAAAAGCCCGCTTGCATTAGATTTTGCACATAGAGATGGTACAGAAAAGCACAGCGGAGCGGCATATGGCGCTGGTAGTGGTATGTCTAAACTTTACAGTAAAATTTACAGAGATAAAGAGAAAAATACCCAAGCAATAATTACAGTATTCAAAGAAATACGCAAGTGTAGAATACTATGTAAAAATTGTCATGTAGTAGAAACATTCAAAAATAGAGAATGGTTTAGACAGCATGAAATAGCAAAAGAACGAAAAAAGATGAAAAAAGATGCCATAAAAGGTTGACAGTATGAACTCTTGGTGTTAGTATATAAGAGTAAGTTAAGCAAACAAGGAGTTGACGACATGGCATTTATTAACGCAGAAGATGTAAAAGCAATCCGTAACGAACTTAAAGCTACGTTTCCAAAGTTTAAATTTGGTGTTCGTAAGCAACATCATTCAAGTGTAGACGTTACAATTAAGTCTGGACCAACAGACTTTAGCGATTGTTTCCGAGGTGATGAAGGCTATGCTCCGATCAATCAGTATCATACACATATGTATGGTGATCATCAAACATTTTTTGACAAAGTGCATGAGATTATTAAAACTGCTCCTATCAAAGGAGAAGGTTATCACAAGAACAAAGGTTGGTATGACAACAGTAATTCAATGATAGATTACTTTGAAACAGCCTACTACATTAGTATGAATGTTGGTAGTTGGAATACACCATACGTTCAAAAATAAAACGGGAGAGTATTTTTGGGAGGAAATTTTTTACCCGGGCAATGATGCCCCGCTCAACAGAAGGAATATAATATGAGTGAAACAATGCAAACCGTTGTAGAAGCAACAAAAATTTTAGCCAAATGGGTAGTAATAATTGCTGTCATATTTGGTATGATAAATGGCTTTCAATGGATCTATACACAGAATGGTGTTGGAAAAGTTGAAGCAGAACTATATGGGATATTGACTTTTGGAATACCATTTGTTATTATAATGATAGCAACAATGGTATGGTCAGAGGCCAAATATCGTGTTTGGAAAACAAACAAAGGAATCGAATAAAAGAATCCGCTCTTAGCTCAGCTGGATAGAGCAACTGCCTTCTAAGCAGTAGGTCACAGGTTCGAATCCTGTAGAGCGGGCCAATAATTGGACAGTTGGCTGAGAGGTTTAAAGCACCGGTCTACTAAACCGACGAAGGTTAACGCCTTCCCAGGGTTCGAATCCCTGACTGTCCGCCAATTGGGCCTTTAGCTTAGTCTGGTTAAAGCCATCCGCTCATAACGGATCGATCGTTGGTTCAAATCCAACAGGGCCCACCAAGAAGCGGGTATCGTATAATGGTATTATTACAGATTTCCAATCTGAAGACAGGAGTTCGATTCTCCTTACCCGCTCCAAATCGCCGGTGTAGCTCAGTTGGTAGAGCAGTTGATTTGTAATCATCAGGTCCCGAGTTCGAATCTTGGCGCCGGCACCATAAATATCAATAGCTAGCAGAACGCTAGCCAATCAATAGGATAAAAGATGAAAGTTGGAGAAGTATTAATTGAAGCCGCTAGAAAGCAAGCTGAAGGCGAAATAGCAGTACACAGAGCAAACATTGAAGTCTATAGAGCAATGCCTGCAGGCATTGGAGAACACAGTGATGTTACTGAAGCTATTATTGCAGAACTTGATAAAATGGCGGCGGCAAGCGATCGTTTAGAAATGATTGAAAAACACTTTAGCTGATCTATAGGAGGAAGTTAATGGCAGACGATTTTGGACCAAGTTGGTATAACAAAACTGAGAACAAAGAACTAAACAGATTGAGCGTAATCAGTCTTGTAGATGACGATTTTTTACAGTGTAGTTTTTACGAACATGACAAAATTGTTGGCATTATTCCATACTATAACAAGTCATTTACCTACGTTAAAGATGCCTCATATAATTGGTGTCAAGGTATAATGACCATAGAGACAGTTAAAGGGTATACAGAACAAGGCGACTTGTTCTCAGTATAAGTTACTGCCAAATTAGGTTTTGTCAGTCTACGCACTCTCCACAGACTCTTATTGCAAATAATTCTTACTATTAGTTGCAATTAAAAAAAGGTTGACAGTATGACATCTTGGTGTTACTATATAAGAGTAATTTAAAAAAGGTGGTCTAATGTTACATCTTATATGGGAAACTATAAAATTTATACTTTTGCCTGTCAGATTTTATATTTGGCTTATAAGTGATTTTTATAGATTTGCTTATGGTACTTCTTTGTTTATTTGTCTATTAATTTTTATTTTCTAATTGACAACACAAGTATCGATGTTAATATAAATGAGTAACTTAACAGAGGATAAGAAAAATGGCACGTCAAAAAGCACAGTTTAATACACGTCAAGTTTTAGAATTAGCCATTGAAGTAGATAAGAAGCAAGGCTTTATAAAAAGCGGATATGGTTATTATGATCGAGAATCAGACAAGCAAGTTTACGATAATAAAACTGCAATCCTAAATATGCTTATAGGTGCACCTGAAGCTCCTATGATGGATATCAGTGAAAGTTCTGTAGAACAAGCTGATAAGATTGTAGATGAATTCAAGCAAGAGCTGATTGCTAAAAAACTAAGCGGTACAATTAACGATTTTGAAACTAACGTATTGCAAAGTATCAGCAATGAAACAGTTGAAAAGTTTGGTGTAGCAGTACTAGCAAGTTTGCCCAATAGTTTTAGAGTTTTAGAAAAACGTCAAGGACTAGATAACTTTTTTGACAAGTATCGTAAGGGCAGTGAGTTTGTTGGTAAAATTGGAGAGCGGTTACGTTTTCCTGCACATATCAAAGATGTAAAGTTTATTGCCAAATACAACATTCATTTGGTAACCTGTTTAACTAACGAAAACAATATTGTGAAGTTTTTCTTCAATCGTGAGCCTGACATTCAACAACTCATCGAAGGTAAGAATGTTACACTTACAGGTAAAGTTAAAACACATGATATAAGTAAGTTTTCTAATTGTAAAGAAACAGTGTTCAATTATGTGAAAATAGAACAATAAAAAGGTTGACAACATCTGTAATGATGTTATTATGTATATATAAGTTGTTAAAAAGGAGTGAGAACCAATGCAGACAGCTACTACAACAGACGTAAAAATTGTTAACGGTACATACCGTAACTTGGAGATAAAGGATGCAGTGTTTCCTTTAGTAAAAGATTACAAAGAAGGTAAAAATGGTAACTTCATTACAGTGGATGGAAGTGCAGTTACCGGATTCCCTGATCGTTCCATTCGGATCAAAGTTGTTAGCAAAGACGACTTTGAAATGCTAGAAGATGGAGAGAGTGTTGTGACAGCCCAAGCCGCCCAAGCTGAAACAGATGATCAGATCATTGAACGATTGAGGGAGCGATTTGAGATCCTAGAAGACATGACATATGCGGCATGTGATGGGGTCGTCCGCGGTATGGTAGTTACTGGACCTCCAGGCGTTGGTAAATCGTTTGGAGTTGAGAAGGTACTCAAAGAAGCTGGCATTATGAAGAAGTTGAGTCAGGACAGTTTGCGTAAATTCGGAGTTGAGAAAGGTGCGGCAACACCTATCGGACTTTACCAGTTGCTATATGATTACAGTGCTAATGGTAGTGTACTAGTGCTAGACGATTGTGACAGTGTACTGTATGATGAACTTAGTTTGAACTTGCTCAAAGCGGCATTGGATAGTAGTCCTAAGCGGACACTAAGCTGGCGTTCAGAAAGTAGAGCACTTGCTAACAATGGTGTTCCAGACACGTTCGAGTTTAAAGGTTCGATCATCTTTATCACTAACGTAAAGTTTGAACGTACTCGAGGCAAGTTGAAGGATCACTTGGATGCTATTATGTCACGTTGTCACTATTTGGATTTGACACTAGACACAATGCGAGATAAGTTCCTACGTTGTAAACAAATTGTTGCTGACGGTATGCTTACTAGCTACAAGTTTCCTGAAGATGAACAAAAGGATCTAATGGATTATATCTATACTAACAAGAATAAACTTAGGGAGATGAGTTTGAGAATGGTACTCAAAATTGCCGACCTTAAGAAGATGAATGCCAACAAGTGGAAGAGTTATGCAGAGTCCACTTGTATGAAACGAGGCTAAAGAATTTAAATGTCCGTTCTCACAATA